AGCGGTGCTAGTATCAATGTTAGTACCCATAGTGTCTGCAATAGACCTAGTAAAATCTGCAGCAGAGCTAGTAGCTAAAGCATTATTAATTCTAGCTGCAATACCTAAAATAGGATTAACTATACCAGCAGCAGCCGTGAGTCCTTGATTTACTTTATTAGCTGTAACTGTACCATCAGCATTTAAAGTAAAGCCACCAATGCCTGTGCTAACGCTTCCATCAGCACCTGATGTAATAGCACCACCATAAGAGTTGACACCCATACCTCCATCTGTTGTTGTTGTATCTCCACCACCCGGTGTTGTCACTTTACCATCTTTACCTGTAATTGCAACATTACCTAAAGCAAGATCTGTCATTGATGTGTTATTAACATTTCCAACATTTCCTACGGCAGTATCACCACCAACTGTAGTTAGGGTTTTATTACCACTATCCACACTGGCAGCACCCTGTACATTTTGTGTAACAGTGCTTCCTGTAGTTGTACCACCCATTCTACTAGCTGGATTGGCATCCACTACAGAATAACCTTCAGGAATAACACCGCCCGGCATTCCATTAAAGTAGGTCATGTACAAAGAATCACCAGCAGCATTCTTTAAAAGTCTAACATCTAAAGCTGGATTGGTGATGGAGGTTCTTGGTATATTATATTTAGCTAAGAGATCTTTATCTGCAGGAGGTACTTTAACAACACCACCAACAGCAAAGTTATTTGCTTCTGGCTGCTCACCTTCAACCTCTTTCATGATGTCATCAATCTCTGACTCAAAGCCATCTTCACCTTCATGCAGAGCTTCTGGATTTTCCACCTCTTGAGCATTGCCCATCTGACCAATCTCATTCATACGAGCAAGACCTGCTTTAGCTTCATCACGAAGCTTCATCAATCTTTCAAGACCAATGTAACGAACAACATCAGCAGGGACAACAAACTCACCCTCACTAAGCTGAGCAGGAATGTCATCTCTCACTTCGTTCTGCAAAGAACCCGCAGGTACATCATTGCCTGACACAGGATCTACTGTGCCGCCTTCGTCATTCATGCCGCCTTCAGCAAACAATCTCTCTGTATCATTGTTGTACATTTACTTCATCCTTAAGATATTTCAATCTGCGTAAAGCAGCAATGGCTCCTTGAGCCTTTCCAATCTCACGCATATCTGAAGCTTGCTCCAAGTCTTTCTGCTTGTTTGCAATTTCAGCATCAAGCAAATCTTGGAACGCATCCCATGTCACATGAGTGTTAACGAAGCCTTTAAGCTTGGGGAGGTACGGCTTGGACATTACCAGCAAATCCTTGTTCACCCGGAACTGGTGCAGCACCAATACCAATATTTCCACCACCACCACCAGTCATATCAGCCACTGGAGGAGGACCACCTTCTGGACCAGCAACAGGAGGAGCACCCTCTGCAGGAGCTGTAGCTTTCTGCATCATCAATGCTTGACGCATAGCTTCGTCCATATTGTTAGTAACTTTGTCTGGATCTAAGTCCATACTCTTAGCTATCTCACGAATGATGTAAGGGAACTTAGCAAACGGCATCAATGCTGGAGAGCTTGCAATCTGCAAGAACTGCATCAAGCGTTGGCTTCTCACCTCATTAGCCATCAAGCTCTCTGTACCTCTGGCTGTAACTTCCAAGTCACCTTTAATGCTTTGATCAAAATCAAACTGCATGTTGAAGCTGAAGAAAGCCTTACCCAAAGGAGCTAACAAATAATCATCCACATTCTTGATGATGGTTTTAACACTGCCAGATGCAGCATTCATCAACATAGAAATACCAGAGGCTGTTCTGCCCACACCACTCACACCAGTTTGACCATGTGAGAATGATGGCATGCCTGTTGATTCATCAGCAAGCTGTCGTGCTTTGTCAAACAGTTGTAGATTCTCAGCAGCTACATTAGGAAACTTAGTTCCAAACAAGCTTTGACCGGGAGCACCACCCTGTCGCCTAAACACTTTACCGGGAAAGACAGACAAGTCTTGTCCGGGAACAAGGTTGGTTTCATCAACCTCGAATACAAGGTTGCCAGACAACACTGCATTGTCCACTGCCATACGCATAAAACCATTCATGAGGGTCTGGGTGTCGTCCATGTTTTCGGCAACACCAATGCCAAATAGAGAGTAGGGGTTTAATTCGCAAGGAGCAGCGTAGTATGGAATGTTGGCTGGCTTAAACGGATTCAATACTAAACGAATAATTTTGTTGTTACAAAACCATACATTAGCTTGAAGTTCTTTATAGTTTTCTAGTTCTGAAGGAATGTTAATATTGTTATCTTTGAGGTTTTCAATCTCAACATTGCCCCAATACTCCAACACTTCAAATCTATCTACTCCCAAATTGGGAGCATAGTCTCTCAAGTCATCTTCCCAATACTTCTTAGTATAAGAAGCACCTTCAGCAATAACATCTTCAATGACATTGGCTCTAAACAAAGGACGATTCTTCAAAGCCCTCAGTTGTGTAGCACTAAGCTTGTGACGCTCAATAATGTATTGAGCTTCTTCCATGTTAGTAGCATCAGGATCAGGATAGAAGTTCCAGATGGACACATGTGATGTCTCTGGTACTGTCTTCATCTCAGGTTTGTATGTACCCTCTTCATCCCAGCTTGGATACTCTTTAGTCTTAGCAAATGGACCCTTCATGATGCCTGTACCAAACAGAGCCATCTCAAAGGCAGTGGAACGAAGGTGTTTATTAGCACCACTCTCATCCAACTGGTCATGTATCTTCTTCTCCATCTTCTTAGCTGCAACCATTGCAGGATGGAATGTGATGGAAGAGGGAGTTACACCCGGACCTTCCTTAAGACCTTCTTGATTGACTAGCTGACCCTTCAAAGGACCAAGCCTATCCATCAAAGAAGAAAGTGTAGCACCGGGTGCTAGGTCTTTGCCATCACCTTTATAGCCAAACGGAGAAACTATCTCTGCTTCTGCACCTTCTGGTGCTTTAGGATCAATATGTACTGTATCAACTACACCATCTGGTAGTACAGTGGGGTCAACACTAAGGGGAAACTTGTTATTAGCAAATAACACATCAGTGATTTGACCATATGCTGCAAGCACCTTGGTCTTTGTCACCTTAATGAACACACGAGACTTCTCTGTCTCAGTAAATTTAACATCAGGTCCATAGATACCACGATAGTTTCTATAAGCCTTGAGCCAACGCTGTTCGTCCTGTCTACGGCTCTCCTCAGATCTTGTATATCTGTCGTTTAAGAAATTTAAAAGACTATCACCAGTAAATGGTTTATCTTCTCCATCTTTTTTATCCCCTAAACTAATAGACTTATCGTCCATGAAATTGTTTGTCGCCATAAATACCCTTTAATACCCAAATGTGGGGTCTGCCATCTTCATACCACTACCACCAGAGGTTAATGGATTGTAATCGAACAAGCTGCTTCTAGGTCTACTCATAACACCGTAACGAATAGCATCATATAAGTGATCTTCAGCCTTAGTATCAATATCCTCTGGGTTTCTTTTGTCCAAAGGTATGATGGGTAGCTGAGCAATCGTGTTTACACAGTTGCTTGTTATAACCAGTCTTGGCTTTTCTGTAAAGGGGTCAAGTTGTAGTCTGCGATGCAGCTCATTTTTACCTGCCACCCTACTTCCAGCACTTCTATCAGATGGCCTCCACCTACAACCCTCTGCAATCATCTGTTCTGCCAGTGATGGACCTGTATCACCACGCTTATGCCAGCAACTACTGTCCAATACACCATATCTCATAGGGCCATCGTTCTCTTCAGCCCTCATCACCATACGAGCGAGGTCTTTGGCAAGTACCTTGCTAACATATATCTCACGATAGATGACCAATTGTTCACTTGGTGACACAGCAAACCACACCACAGCACTATAACTTCCGTACCCATAGTCGCAAGCCCTAAATTTAGTCCAATTACTCGGTATGTGGAACGGCTCCACTACATGTATCTGCCTATTAAACTCAGGAAACGCTGCACCTTCAGCAATATCCCAGTTTCCTT